GATACGGTAGAATTTAACAGTGTAAAGCGCCTCATTATGATTACTCGCAATCCTAACCATTTCAAATCTATTTACAACGAGGCTGGAGACCGTATTGCCGTGAAGTATGATGAATCTATAACATCCAAGACGGCAGGAGATTGGGTAGATGGACTTAGGAAATCGTTCGCTGATAAGTTTCCTGGCGGAGTGCTAGCCGCCCGTGAATATATTGAGAAGGAAGCACTGGAATGTCTGCCTACCGACTTCTCGGAATTTGTCAACACCTTTATTGACGGTCTGGATTTGAAGAATGCCCTCCTATTTCAGAAACGTATTCAGGGTCTTGTATCCTACTACAAAGGCAGTGATGAACGTATGCTACCTAAACGAACAGACGATGATAAAATGATTGAGAAAATTGAGATGTCTGATGAACAGTTTAATCGCTACCTAGAAATGCGGCACAAGGAGATTCAGATGGATTCGCGTAAATCAGCTAAGGGACCGAGTGCTCTCAACCAAGATTTTTCAACGTATCGCGTGATGTCCCGTCTTGTATGTAACTATGCCGTTCCCTCTGCCCTGCGTGGAACTACCGAAGAGACAAACGAAGATACTGCTGGTGCCGATGACGATAAAGCTGCAGTTCTTGAGAAACTACGACTGGAACCTGACAAGTATCTCCGCTCTGAAGGTCTTAAATCCTATTCACCGAAAATGCTGAAGATGCTTGCCAATATCAAGGAAACTGGACATGTAAACCAATTGATTTACTCCAATTACCGCAAGTTGGAAGGACTTGGGATAATCTCTGCCATCCTTGACGCGAATGGATACCAAGCCTACCGTATCGTGAAAGTCGATGGAAAGTATGTGGAAGATCCTACGCTAGATCCCAAGAAGCCCGCATACGCGTTCTATACAGGCGAAGAGAAGAAGGAGGTCAAGGAGATCATGCTCCATATCTTCAATGAAGATTATCGGACCCTGCAGTCTGTTTATCCTGAACATGTGCAATCTATGAAAGAGAGTATTCTCAAACGTGGAGGCGAGAAACTCTTATGCGTTCTCATGATCACAGCATCGGGAGCAGAAGGTATCAACTTGAAAAACGTTCGTCGTATCCACATTTCCGAGCCACACTGGAATCCTGCGCGCACAGACCAGGTGATGGGTCGCGGTATTCGTCTATGCTCTCACGCTACTCGCCAGACTCTGAGTGCAGGTGGAACAGTCAACATCGAAGTTGTTCCAGTAGAAGATCGAACAATCCGTATATCCTACTATATCTCTGTATTCACCGATGCTCAGGCCAAGTCGTCTACGGGCTTCAATATTGTGTCTACTCGTCGTGCTGATACAGCTCCAAGGAAATACGATATGAAAGAAGCTGGTCGTGCCCCTGAAGCCTTCATGACCTCTGATGAGTTTCTGTATGAGATCTCGTATGAAAAGGAGCGGATTACGAGCGGCATTACACGTCTCATTAAACAGGCCGCCGTTGACTGTGAGATTCATCGCAAACTCCATGGTCGTGAGAAGCCCCTTCTCCAGTGTCTCCGCTTTGACAGTTCCGTGAAAGCTGAAGATTTGGCGTCTCATCCCGACATCAAGAAAGATGAACGTGACGCCTCTTATCTTCGTAACATCATCAAGCGGTCGCGCCGTCTTCAGCGGATCAAGGTGAAGGAGTTTGTGTTCCTCTACGATCCCGAAACCCATGAAGTATTTGATAATTCAGCATTTGGAGATAATGAGCGTCTTCTGAAACTGGGCATGATGAAAACTAACAAGATAGAATTCTTTACTTATGAATAATGGCACATACAAGGGGAAAGAAACCTCGAACACCTCGTAAATTTCCTAAAGAGGCAGGTGCAGAGACTCCTGCTCCTGCTCCTGCTCCTGCTCCTGCCCCTGAGATGGATTACCAGGCTATCATCAAATCACACAAGCTCAAGCAAGTGATTGTGAATCCCAAGAGCAAGTTTGTGGTGTGCACATACTGGTGGGGACGGGGAAACGCCAATAAGAATTATCTACGGTTCGGCGATGAGAGCACCGACCAAGCGATCAAAGATGGAAAGCGTGTGAACTATGCGTGCACTGGCGAGTTCATTGAGCAGATCAAGGAGGAGATTATTGAGGAGATTCGTGAAGAGGAGGAAGAGGAGCAGGCGATCGAAAAAGCGATTGCAGACGGGATGTTTGATGAAGAGCGAGAATTTTACGAGATTTCGAAGGAGCGCCGTATCGCCATTCTCAAGAAGTATCCCCTGAAATACGATAGGAAGAAGGTCGACAGCATTCTGGCCCGCCCTGATATTCAGAAGCGGGTGTCTGAAGGAATGAAACAGAATGAGATCCGTCTGAAGGCAGAGGGAAAAGTGAAGCATGAAGCCACCAAGTTTGAGGATATGATTGATACGTGGATAAATATGTGCAAATCGGTCGGCTGCAACTACATCGTGGAAGAGTATCCTGAATTTGCCTTCCCTGGAAAGTATCAGTTAGCAATTAATCTCAAACCACTCTTTATCAAAGAGGCTCTACTGACTGCGGGAAAGCAGGGTCGTGGTGTTCTCTACATTGATGGCGATATGACCATTAAGCGATACCCTGATCTTTTTGATATGCCGTCCGTTGATTTTATGGCTCGTGGATGGAATGTGGATCCCCGTGGAAGCATGAACTATCTCCGCGACGATGTATGCTTTGATCCTTATATTTTTGAGACGTCGGGAGGCACGATGTATTTTGCTCCTACTCGTCAGGCTGTCTTGCTCTTGAAACAGTGGGCCAAAGTATCTGCTCAGCCAGATATGCAGGGTAAGGCCGATGACCGAATTCTTTCGATGGTCTTCACGACTGGACGACAGAATGAAGCGATATCCTCTATTCAACTACCTATTGAGTATCTGTGGCTGAACGATGCCTATGATTTCCAGAAGAAGGAGGATGTTATGCAGGACCGTATTTATATTGAGCATCCTGCATGCTTGACGGCAGAAGAGACAGCTCGTGAACAGGGAGCATCAGCTTCGCGTGAGCCGCCGAAGTATGAGGAAGTTGTGACAGATATGATTGATTGTGCCCAGCCTGGCGGAGTATTTTACGAATACATCTTTTTTACCGAGCGTCGGTTCGTTGAATCATTTGAGCCTTATCTGAATTATCTCCGTCGGGCCAAGAACAATAAGGGAGAACCATTTTACAAGATTGTGCCGTTCGAAGAGCATTATGGTCGTTACAACAAGGTGGCTTACAAGAACATGGAGAAATCAAATTTAATTGATGTGAAAACTCTTCCTGCACCCGAGACGCTGGCCAAGCTGCCGCAAGATACGACTGTTCCAATGATTATTGCCTGCTTCAAGAACGGCAATGATGTCCTGATTGGGGACTACAAAGGGACATATTCTGCGGTCTATGATCTGATGGCCGAGAATATTGGAGATGAGCATCTTACGCCCTATCAGCGAAAGATCAAGCTGGATGTAACTAAACCAATTTACATGTCGGGTCTAAACCCTGTACTGATCCACCTCCTCATGATGTGCGAGACGCTAGAAGATATTAATCAGCATTACCATGAGAGTTTCCTGTTTGCCTCACGTATCCGTGCGTGGTGGACAAAAACGGATCGAGTTTAGGCGTAGTTTGGGAACAACACAGCCATTTACAGAATGCCTCCTTCCTCTTCTCCTCCCACCACCTTCATGAAGACTGTTCGCGATCCGTTGGAAATTCATTTCCAAAAGAAGGCTGCGGAACTGAATATTGCTCCCCCGATCTTTGATACGAATAACACCTCCTATATGGTGATGCTGGATCTGGATGAAATGTCCCTTGCAGACAAGTATGGTTCCAGCGCCAGCAATATTCCCACTTGGATCTGGAAACAGATTCACTATATCCTTCAGAAACTGTTGAAAGAGGGAAATATCGAATACATTGATATTACACCCTACAACTTCATCGAGAAGGATGGAGTTGTATGGTGCATTGATTATGGGCATGCCACCCCATTTCGCGGGACTATCCGCAATTGGTTTCTCAAGGATATGCTGGAAAAGAAGCTGCGTCGCTGGAATCCTGATTTCATTTAATTAGCGCCAGTGAATGATGATTAGTTAGTTTTTTACTTTACTTGGCGATCACAGACTCCAGAAAATCGTCGCAAATCTTCGACCAAGGGCGCGTGCGGGCAAGAGCGACACACGCTTCTGACGTCTCCTTGCCGCACATACCGAGCGCCTTCTCCATACCCTCTGCCACCGCCTCTGCCGTTGTGGTATACTCCGTCAAGCCCACACCCGCCGTCATCTGGAGGTATGAATACGATGTCGTAGGGAGCTGTACGCTCGTCTTCTCGTTCATGAATGCCTTGTAGCAATCTAGGGCAAGGACTACCTGCGGGGCACCCGTCGCCATGTGCTCCAGCTGGCACAGACCGAAACCTTCACCCGCCGAAGTGTTAATACCCACATCTGCTACATTATAGAGCTGGTTGATAGCATCATCGTTAAAGTATGCCTGCGGAGCCGTCGTATCCACGATCGTTACACGTGTGCCATACTTCAGGTTGTCGAGACCCAGCAGCTCCAGCTCATTCAGATAGATCTGAAGAGGCTGGTAGAACGCACCGCCCTCGGGCTTGACACCCGTCACCAGCAGGAGGTGGTAGGGGGCATCGGGGAACTTCTTGAGTAGGCGAGCAAATGCCATGATCGTCAGATCGAGACGCTTGCGCTGGGAGTTGCGGTTCATGTTCAGAAACACCTTGTCTCCCGACTTGAGGTTGAGGTTCTTACGAATGCCCGCGCGCTCACCGTCCGACAGGGGCTTGAATACCAAGGAGTCAATGCCGTGCTCCAGAACATCAATCTTGATGTTAGGCGTCGTGAGGCGGGTCATGAGATACTTCTTCCACTCTTCGGTGAAGCAGATGATACGGTCAGAGGCATTCTCAATATTGCGAAGGAGGCCCATGTCCGCGCCCTTGTAGACCTGGTCAAGGTAGACCCACAACTTCCACGACTTCGGGACATCTTTCACCTGCTGAATGAACTGGTTGATCACAATGGGGTCGTTGTAGATCATGATGATATCAGGGTTCACCGTGTCCACGTACTCCTTGAACTTGTTGAAGCCGAAGCCCTGCTCCTTCGGGTCCTCGTTAGCAGCTGCATCATACTGGATAATTCCCGTGAGCGGGCGAGCAGGCGTCGGAAGACGGGCGGGGGTGCGCTGGAAACCGAAGTGAAAGATCTTGATCAGCGGCTGCAGGGTGCCCAGCTGCTTGAGAAGGTTGTAGGATACCTTCGAATATCCCGTGACCTGCTCGGTGTGCGTAGAAACCAGGAGGAAGCGGATAGGAGCCATTTGTATGTATCATTTTCTAACCTGTAAATATAATAGCCATGGCCGAATACTATCCCACAGTATCCCTCGAAGGAGGACCTGAATTTCTGAGTCAGCAAACTCGGTTCAAGAGTGCATCCGAAGTGACCGAGATGAGGAAGCGGACCGTCGTGAACAATTATTACACGAACTATCCCCAGTCGCAGAAAGCGGCGTATGCGAGCACGTATACAACGTTCAAGGCAGGAGCGGTCTATAAGATTCGTAAGACGGTACCTGGTGGTTCGTGGACGCCCACGTGTATCACCAACAATAATAGCTTTGTTCTTGCCAACAATTCGTCTGTATTCCCTGCAGGGGAGAAGAAGACACTCAATATGTTTGTCAAGTCTAAGGCTGTTGTGAACAATCCTCAGTAAAAGGCTACGCCAGGAGCCTCCGAACTCTCCTTCATTTTTGGGATCTTCGTATACTGTGAAAAGCGATCCATGAAAGGAACAGGGGGAATAGGATACAGTTCTGTAATTGAATTACTCTTTGTCATTGCCCGCGCGATCACATTACGTGTCTGCGCCCCGATCCAGTCGTATCCGAAGCGAACGCTCATATACGAGTGAATTAGAACTGCGATCACAAGGATGCCAATAAGGATATACGGAAGGTTCTTATACATTATTCATACCGTATAACATAATATAGGACAGTATGCCAGGCGGCCTTGTTCAACTAACAGGGTTCGGTGCCCAGAATGTATTTTTGAATGGAAATCCGTCGATGACCTATTTTACGAAGATGTATAAGCGCCATACAAACTTTGCGATGGAGCATTTCCATCTTCCACCAACCAACGTCACTGATACCAATTTACCGATTGCAGGGAACAAGACGTTCCGTTTCAAGGTTCCTCGCTACGCCGATCTTCTTCACGACTGCTACCTGTGTGTTGATATTCCTGATATTTGGTCTCCACTCGTTGAAGTTGATCCCACAACTCATTTGGCCAAGGAGTTTCAGTTTCAGTGGATTCGTAATCTTGGATACAACATGATCCAGCAGGCTACGGTGACTCTGAACGGAACCCCTGTAGTCACAATGACAGGAGAATGGATGAAGATTGCCAGTTATCTCAAGCAGGATGCAACGAAACGAGCGATCCTTGATAAGATGGTTGGTAATACCTCTGATATGTATGATCCTGCAAATGCTCCTGGACTATTTAATCAGTATCCAAATGCGATTAATGTAGATGGAGTCAATCCTCCTGCACCATCCATTCGGGGTCGTCAACTGAATATTCCCCTGCCATTCTGGTTCTGCGAGGATATTGGTCAGTCACTCCCTCTTGTCTCCCTTGTGCAGACCGAGGTCGAGATACAGATAACCTTCAATAATATTTACGATCTGTTCACGATTATCGATGTCAATCCTGCAAATAGGTATAGTCCAACCTATCTGACACGGATCGTAGGAAATCCAGCAGATCCTTTCCGCGGAATGCAGAACTTTCTTTCGTATCCTGATATTCAGGGAAATCCTACAAACTCCTCTCTCCAAAACTGGAACTTTAATCCTTATCTCGAAGCCAACTACATTTTCCTTACAGACACTGAGCGTGCCCATGTGGCCGCCTACGAGAAGTCATTTTTGGTAACACAAGTTCGGTATATGAAAAATAATAATCAGTATGGCTACAATGATATTCCCATTCCAATGTATAATTTGTGCACCCGTATTGTCTCCCTTTTCCAGCGCCAAGATCGTATTCTTTTGAATGACTGGGACAATTACACAAATTGGGACAATATTTATTATCCTCCTGTCAACCCGTCCATTCTCCCCTCAAATGTATTTTCTCCTGTTCCACCTTCCCAATTTTATTCATCGGGAATTCAGTTGTTAAACAATATGAATATGCAGGATATTATGCAGGAGGGAACAGTGGTTCTTGATGGAACCCAGCGAGAAAATACAAAGAACACAAACTTCTTCCGTCTCATACAGAATTACAAGTTTTCAAAGGGAGATACTACCTCTCTTCCTGGAATCAACCTATACTCGTTCTCGCTGGATCCCAATACTATTACTCAGCCATCGGGAACCCTCAACGGATCGATGTTCAATCGCACGAATCTTCAGTATACTCTGCTAGTCCCGCCAACAATCACTTCGATCTACAATAGTTCAGGACAGCTTGTTCCAATCACAAGCCCTTCTGCCGTTTGTATCGTCAAGGGAACAGAGTTTAATCCAGTTCCTACACTTGTTCCAGTAGGTGCAACTGTGTCTCCAGGTCCAGGTATTCCTCCTCTTCTCCAAGCAGGACAGACTCTCACAATTATTCCGCCATCTACCCAGAATCCCTTACAGTATGGCGCATATTCATCTATCGTGTATGTCGAATCCTACAACTTTCTCAAGGTTACAAATGGGCAGGGTAATCTCGTGTTCTCTACATAATAATAAGAACAATGAACACCGACGACCCAGTCGCCGACGTCCCTCCTGAACAGACTGCAGATCCTACCCACAAACCGACCATTTCATCTGCAGGTGGATATTTGGGATATACCCTTCTTCTTATCCTTCTACTGATATACTCCCGTGCGGGATGGTATGCTATGGAAACTGTCGTATTTGGAAATTTTCCTGTTATAAAACCTTACTCTAGTATCCTTCTAGTCATTTGGTTTATTCCCATACTTGGACTTCTAGCATCCGTTGTTGCATCATCAATGGGTGGAATATTTGGTTGGTCTATTGCCACTGCAGTCTTTGCAGCAATTCCTATGACAATTTCGTTCTATTACATTATCCTCTTTGGGTTTCCAACTGAAACATATGAATATGTCCTGGGGTATTCATCAAATAGGCGTTGAATCCTCTACCTCCTCCTTTTTCAAAAGAGGATTTGATGAATCTAGAGTCAGGAGTTCATCCATAGCCTGTTTGGGATTCTCGAAATTACGGAACAGGATCTGGTTCACTTCAGCAGGACTCCACTTCTCATCCAACTCGGGATGAGACCACAGTTCATGATCAACATCGGTAATATCATAGAACCCCTCTACCATCTCACGGAGAACTGTGCGCGAACATTTCTTGAAATGAATAATCATATCAATACGACCTGGGCGAATCAGGGCACGGTCAAACCTCTCGGGAAAGTTTGAGGTAAACACCAAGATGCGACCAGACGACTCGAGGGTTCCATCTAGGAGATTCAGGAGAAAGGAAAGATCAATAGGATCCTTGATGATATCATCATCCATCTCGGGAGCGAATGGATCTTTGGGAGTGGCGGAAGCAGGTTCGGGGCGCTTCCACTCTCGCTTTAGCAGAACATCGCCCATCGCATCAGCATCCTCAATAATGTATAGACGCTCGGAAATTGGAATAGTATACTTCTCCAGAACTGTTCCGTTGAATACATGAATATCATCGCTGAAAAATAGGTGACGAAGCTGCGTCTTCGTCTTGATTTCCGACAGTTGGATATTGATTGGGTGACGGCGGGCAACATTGGCAATGGCTTTGATTTCCGACGTCTTGCCTGTGCCAGGATCCCCGTGAAAGAGAAATCCTAGAGTATACGGAATTCCCTTCTTCTCATACCATGATCGCTTTTCCAAAAAGAAGTTCACGCGTTTCTTCACGATCGGCTGCTCCTCAAAATACACATTCTCAAATGTTCGAGTGGTGGAAAACTTATGTTTTGTATAAACTAGGAAGTTCTGGGGAAGGGGGTTCTGGTTTGAGCGCTTCTTTTTTCCTTCTACAATCTGATCGAAAAAGTAGAGATCGTTCCCCAACTTGTTAAGCATACGGCGCTCATAATCTTGGTTGCACGAATCCACAAACTTCTGCAGGGTCTGGATTGGGTGGTCGTAGGAAATAAGCTGAAACTTAATGTTTTTAATGTTTCCATCATCCACATCGACATGTGTGAGACGGAAATAGATATCTTCGTCCAATCGCACTTCCTCAAATTCGTAGGGAAGGTAATCGTGGTTGGCGATAGATAGGAGGCGTTTGGTGTTGGGAGAGCAGGACACGTAGTGAATCACAGCATCCATGCGAGTTAGAAAAGCGGGGACCGTGGCACCTTTATTGTTCTGCGGCGGCGGGCCACGTTCACATTCAATCACGGCAGACGGTTCACGACCAGCGTAAGCGGTCTTTGACGGTCCACGGTAGTTCCATACCCATGGAGGTATACGTTCGTAAAGAGATAGACCTAGCCATGCCAGAAGAGGACGAAAACTGTTTCCGCTCGTCGTCATCACTTGGTAAAGCATTGACATCTTCAAAAGGTCTTGTAAAGATGCCATTGCTTGAATAGGACATTTTGGGTTCAAAAATTTAACGTCCAAGACACTTGTCGAGAGTAGGAATGCCTTCGTGGACAGGCTTGGACCGCTTGAGGCGGAGTTGCTGCGAAGCCTTGTTCACTGTCTCATTCGATAGAGAGACATAGGATTTCACATCACGGACTGATGCCTGAGTGTTCACTGATGGCATATACAGGCGAACAGGAGGCATAGCAAGTTGAAGTGGCTTCGTGCAATTACGAAAAAACTCACGATACTGCTGAATATCTAGATTTCCGCCAAAGAGGCGGAGAACACGCCTATCAGGCGCAGGCTGAATATCTTTGTCTTCAGAATACAGCTGATGATAAAAACTACGGAGAAGCGAATGACGAATCCAGCGATCGGATTCGGTAAGGTACGGCTCCTTGTAAATCGTGGCAAGAGCGCACTCTGGACTACAGAAGTTGCCCTCGGCAGTGTAAGAATTCGTGTATACGTCATAATGGGTAGGAATCACAAATGAATCTCCAGAGAATCCATGGCAGCACCAGAGGCAGGCTGCTCCCTTTGAATACGACGTGGACAACGACAGTTTAGTCATGAGTTCGTGAATCACATTCTCGTCAAAACGCCTCTCCTGTGTCTCTGTTGTCTGTAGAATATCCGAATACTGGGTTGGGCCGACGCTTCCAGAGGGTGCAGGGACATCTACCCGCTCCTCATCGAAATCAAACTCCTTTCCTATTCGTAGAAAAAAGATGACTGGCGGAAGTTCAACCTTCTGAGTTTCGTCCACAACTTTCTTGGTTGACTTCTTTCCCTTGGCTGGAGGCATTTGAATGAATATGTCTTTTCTGTGTAAAACGGACGGCCGTTTTATCTAAGTGGGGGAGGGTACACCCATTATCAAGAATGGCCGAAGCATACAAGAAGCACACGCACCGCGAGCACATCCTTTCGCTGCCCGACACCTATGTAGGGTCGATCGAGACGACGTCAGAAATCATGTATGTAGTCGATGGGGAGTCGTCATCATTCAAGGAGAAGATGCTGGTAGGGTTTAATCCTGGATTCTACAAGCTATTTGACGAGATTGTGGTGAACGCCCACGACCAAGTGGTCCGCATGCGCCAACGTGCATCAACCAATCCTGTGAAGAACATTACGATTGAGATTTCAGCAGACAACAAAACGATTACAGTGGAGAACGATGGTGAGGGCATTGATGTTCTGGAGCATCCCGAGTATGGCGTCTGGGTTCCCCAACTCATATTTGGTGAGCTGCTGACCTCGACAAACTACGACAAGGAGGAGAAGAAACTGGTGGGTGGAAAGAACGGGTATGGCGTGAAGCTGGCGAACATCTTTGCGAAACAGATGGTTGTGGAGACGGTGGACTCGGTTCGTGGCAAGAAGTATACCCAGACGTGGGAGGACAACATGACGGTGGTGAACAAGCCTAAGATCTCGGCATCCAAGGGCAAGTCCTACGTCAGCGTATCGTGGACGCCTGACTTCGGTCGGTTTGGGATGACAGATATTAATGCGGATCTCGTGGGTGTGTTTCGTCGGCGGGCAAGCGATCTGGCGATGACGGTGGGGAAGGATGTGAAGGTGCACTGGAAGCACGGTGAGGAGAAGACACTGATCAAGTGCCGTGACTTGACGGCGTATGCGGGCGAGTTTGTGACCACGCCCGTGGCAGCACACACGAGCGATCGGTGGAATGTGGTGGTGGCCGACACGCCATCGGACGGGTTCTTACAGGTATCGTTCGTCAACGGTATCTGGACGTCCAAGGGCGGGACGCACGTGGACTACGTGGTAAACCAAGTGGTAGGGAACATCGTGGAGTATCTGGAGACGAAGAAGAAGTTGAAGGTGAAGCCTTCGCTGGTCAAGGAGAATATTGCGGTATGGGTGACGGCAGCGATTGAGAACCCGTCGTTCAGTTCGCAGACGAAGGAGGCACTGACCACGAAGAGCACGGCGTTTGGCTCGACGTGTAAGCTGCCCGAGGAGTTCTTCAAGAAGCTGAGGTCCAAGCTGGAGTTGGTGGACAAGCTGGTGGTGGCCCAGAAAGAAAAGGACGAGAAGGAGAACAAGAAGAGCGATGGACGGAAGAGCTCTAAGATATACGGTATCCCGAAGCTCGACGACGCCGCCCTTGCAGGTACCGCCCGTTCCGCTGAGTGTACTCTCATCCTCACTGAGGGCGACTCCGCAAAAGCGATGGCTCTCAGCGGCCTTACAAAGGCTCAACGCCAAACTTTCGGAGTGTTCCCTCTGCGGGGCAAAATCATGAACGTGAAGGACACATCAGGGTCCAAGATCGAGTTGGCAAAGGAGATTGCAGAGCTGAAGAAGATCGTGGGTCTGGAGTCAGGAAAGACCTATGAGAACCTGGGAAGCCTACGATACGGCCGCATCCTCATTATGACCGATCAGGATTACGATGGCTCACATATCCGTGGTCTCTTGATCAATCTGTTTCACGAGCTGTGGACAGAGCTGTTTAAGATCCCTGGGTTTCTGACATACATGGCAACGCCAATTGTGAAGGCGACGAAGGGTAAGGAGACGCGGATATTCTACACGCAGTTTGACTATGACCAGTGGAAGACAGAGAATGGACGAGGCTGGTCGATCCAATATTACAAGGGTCTGGGCACCTCGACGCGCGAGGAGGCTCAGGAGTATTTCAAGGAGATGAATATCACGCAGTTTCGTTACACGCAGGATGCAGATTCAGCAGCAATTGATCTGGCATTCAACAAAGCGAGGGCCGACGATCGCAAGACGTGGCTGCAGGGGCATCGTCCACAGGATATTGTGATCCCGCGGGCAGACAAGACACTGGCATATGCGGAGTTCGTGAACCGTGATCTGATTCATTTCAGTCACTACAATCTCGAGCGGTCTATTCCGAGCATGATGGACGGTCTCAAGACTTCGCAGCGCAAGATTCTGTTTGGCTGTCTCAAGCGTAATCTGATCTTGAAGATCAAGGTCGCCCAGCTTGCAGGATATGTGTCCGAGCACGCAGGCTACCACCATGGCGAAATGTCTCTCAATGAAACGATCATTGGGATGGCGCAGGACTTTGTGGGGTCCAACAATCTGCCGTGGCTGGTTCCCAAGGGTCAGTTTGGAACACGGCTGCAGGGTGGTAAGGACTCGGCTGCATCTCGATACATCTTCACGTATCTCCAACCGTTCATGAAAGACTTGGTTCCTGCTGATGACCTGCCGTGCCTGAAGTATCGGGACGACGACGGGCTGTCAGTAGAGCCAGAGTGGTATGCACCCGTTCTCCCAATGCTGTTGGTCAACGGCGCACGAGGTATTGGCACGGGTTACTCAACATTCATCCCATCTTACAACCCGGTAGCGCTGAAGAATACGCTGCTGCGGTGGCTGAAGGGTGAGGACAAAGAGATTCTGAAAAAGGTAGACCTGCCTCCATGGTATCGGGGGTTCAGGGGCACGATCATGCCGTGCACGGACGGATATGAGATTACGGGTAGGTATTCATACAACGCGAAGTCAAAGACGATCTCGGTCCAGGACCTGCCGATTGAATACTGGACGTCAGACTTCAAGGAGTATCTGGATTCTCTGTGTGAGAAGAAGGACTTTGTGAAGGATTACACGGACACATCCACCGACATGGATGTGAACTTCGAGATTGTCTTGAAGGACGATATGCCGATCGCAGAGGCTGCAAAGAAGTTGGGTCTGGTCAGCAAGATCAAGACTACAAATATGCACGCCTTCAATTCAGTTGGCAATATCACCAAGTATACCACTATGAACGAAATCCTTGAAGAGTATGCCCATACTCGTCTAGCACTGTATGGTGGGCGCAAGGAGTCTATGCTTCGTGAGCTGCGAGCAAAGCTACCGTGGCATACGAGCGTTGTTAAGTTCCTGACATTGATGTGCAATGACGTGATTGATCTCCGCAAGAAGCCACATGCCGAGTGTGTCAAGATTCTGGAGACACATGAACTAACAGATATTCCCGATCTGCTGAAGTTGCCGATCAGCAGCATGACGCTGGAGAATATTGCCAAGCATGAAGGAGAGTTGGCTCGTTTGCGTGCGCGGATTGCTGAGATTGAGGGAACGACACCGTGTCAGTTCTGGATCGCGGATTTAGAGAATCTCATCATCTAAAGGATAAGATATAAGATATAAGAAGAATGGCGGGGTTTCAATTAGATTATAAATCGCTACTTGTGAATGCTGATTCTGAAGCACGAAACGAATACGATTTTGATCCTAGGGTTACTTTTTTAGCTACTGCCATTGCTGAACGTCCTATCGAACCAATCAACTACACTGCTCCCACAACGGTAAGTGCCGCACATGTGACAATTGAAGAACTCAACGATGCCCCAGATACTCAGGATACACTTACTCTACCTGTTCAGCAGCCTCCGTCTATGGTTCCCCGCGCCCGTATGATTGTTATCGATACAGCTCAGCGCGATTGGACACTTCAACCAGATGCATACTCCAATGTATTTTCATTTGGAACACAGACTCCTCTTTCAAATGATGGGCCCCAGGTTGTTTACTACTTCAATAATCCCACAATTCCGCTAGCGGCCTATGAGACCCCCTTGACTGCATTGAAGGTTCCGTCTGGAAAACAAATACAAACTATCCCTAATATTACTCCTCTTGTCTTTCCCCTTGGCGCAACTATCCCATCGTATTTTAGCACAACCGATCAGGGCCTAGTAACACCGAAGTATGGCTGGTCAATTGTTGTCTCCAATAATACACTGCTACATACGCCTCAACCATTCTCGTATTCTGATCCAAAAGTAAAGATTTTCTACTACCCCGTTTACAACTCGGCACAGACTGCAGGTGCTAAAATTGGTGTAGATATTCAGCCCGCAAGGTATGGAGTGAATAACTACCTCTTTTCTACCCAACTTGCCCTCTCTAATGTCACTGAAATTAAACTTTTACGAACGATCTTGCCTGTCCGTGGAACCCAGCCTTACAAATCATCAGCATTTGCAGGACCAATTACTTACCCAGATGCATTCCACATGCAGCCCTATGTGTTGATGACGATCCAGAATATCAAGGGAAACTATTATGGAGGTTCGCAGATTGTTCAAAATTCCTTCTCCATCTTAACCCAGAATACTCGTAATATCTATGATGGCGGGAACTCTTACCCCGCACAGTTCTCGGATTATTATCCGTGGGGTGATGAAGTGTATTCCTTTGATCCTCCCTTAGCACGAATGTCAAATGCGAATATTCAAGTGTATAATAACGCAGGGATTCCATTCTCGCAGGTGGACAGTCTAAATATTGTAGCAATGAAATTAGATACAGTGAATGTAGGTAGTGTGCAGTTCTTTGTTACCCAGAATCCAAATACTGTTTCGGGAGGACTGACTGATTCAAATGCATTTCTAAACACGGATTTACGTATTGGTGATGAGATCAAGTTTTATTCTCCAACTCTGACTCAGATTGGATTTGATACATCGTGCACTCCGTCCCTCACTGCTTTCTCCCATTTGATGTCCAATAATTTTTTGGTCACAGGAATCAACTCAAACGATTTCAGTCCGTCGTTTGTGTTTCCATCCAGTGATATTGGAACATCTTTTACAGCGGTGCCAAAACTAACATCGGGGTATGCAGGTCTATCAAATGCCGTCACTGTGTTCAGGAGTCTTCTATCGACTCTTTCTCAAGTAAGTCTTCTTCAGTATTCGGGTATCACACAGGCAGGTCTAGGATTTATGAACCGGCGAACATTTTCGCAGGATTATCCCCTTGCTATGATGAATCTAAATACTCAAGCAACGTTTGTCATGCAGGTCACCACGCTGGAACCTGATCCGACAAACATCAAGAAAATCATCCCGAACTAGTAATAATGGCTAACCAGCAGAACTATGGAGAACTCTACCCGACCAAGGGAGATGAAATTAATCGTTACTATGTAGACAGCGCTATCCCTGGAGCGCCGAAGCATACAGGATTTGTTCCTAATCTTGCAGATGATGAGACTCGTACGACTCAGGCATTTCGCACCTTTTCAACACACTATGAAGACCCTAAGTTAGCGTATGGGTCAACGTTTCAGCAGCAGGCGACAATTCGTATTCATACGGCAACCCCTGTGAATCAGGCCTTCTTTTCCGATGGCAATATCAAGTATCTTCAGGACGAGATTCGTTACCGTGTGTGGATTAAGAGCGATAAGAAGCATACGATTGATCCTCAGCGTCTTGATGATCTCAAGACGGTTATGCGTTCATACTATCTCCAGTATTCTGCGAATGTGCCAGGGCAAGAGCGGAAAGAACTCGAGGAACTGAATGAGCGTGTCCTCGCCTTCTGTGTCGATGATATTCTGGGAGCTATCAACATGTATCTCTACAACCGCAACCAGATTCTTGAGTATCCTGAACAAATTAGCCATCCCATTAATCCTCATATTCGGGGAACGAAGGGTGCGGAATTTAAGGCGTTCTTTTAGATTGACTCGTAGTAATATGGGCGATCTGGTAAAGTTTCAAGACCGCATTTATGCCAAAGACCAACGCAGACTTCTGGTATGGGAGTCTGCGTGGGACTCATTTCGTCCGTGCGAACAGATTGTGTGGAATCCAGCAATCCGTCAAGTTGAACCTTTTTTTGGTCAGTATTGTTCTGAGCTGTTTGATATTGCCTACGGGTTTTCTGGAACCAAGACACAATGTATTGAGTTCACAGACAAAGTCATTGATAAGTTGGGAGATGCGCGTGAACTCTCAGAGACAGAGTTCTGGCGTTGGACGGAACAGACTACAGAATGGTTCTTTGATCGTCCAATTGTTATTCATCCATGTGTGAAAGGCAAGCCATCTAGATCACAGTATTTAACTATCATGAATCTTCGGGCTAAAACTGCACGCCGCATTCCTCGTCAAATACGAGGAACATTTAAGCAGCGGAAACACTAAGAGATAATGCGAGTGAACCTCATTTCTACGCACCGCAATCAGACGGGTCTTGCTCAAGACGTAGATATTCTACAGGGTATTTGGGCGTCAGTCGATGAAAAGGCAGTCTTTCGACGTATCCTGATTGCCCAGCCCGAGTGTCTCGAGGCGGAATACAATGTGTTTGTAGAAGTCCTGAATCCCTCCCTGTTCACCTATGCAAGGAAGAATATCTTTCTTCCTAATCCCGAATGGACCTATAAGAGCTGGATTCCCTACTTCAGTTCAATTGATGAAATCTGGTGTAAGACGCATGAGGCAGTGAAAATTTTTAAGGAACATCATCCAAACGTTAAATATATTGGGTGGACATCGATTGCAAAGAAGCCGTCAGAGAAGAAGAACTTTCACAAGGCACTCTACCTCGCGGGCAAGAACATTTATCGCCATCCCCAGTTAATTGTGGATGCCTATGCCAAGGCTGTTGAACAAGGGATCAAAGTTCCAGAGCTGCATGTTGTGTATGATGGAACTCGTATGAATGTTAATCTCCCTGACGGACTTAAAGACATAGTCATTCTCCATTCTGAAACACTGAAGCAGGGTGCCTATGATGAACTGGTAGACGAGTGTGGTCTGTCGATCTGCTTGTCTGGGGCGGAAGGATTTGGCCATGCTGTAAATGAAGCGGCCTCTAGCGGTGCGGTTCTTCTTCTGAACGAGATCGAACCATTCAAGGAGTTTGGATACAAAACTATTTGGGCAAAGGAGGAGACGCCAGAGTCTGTTCCGCATCCTGAATGTATGGGCGTTATTCTACGTTCAACAGTGGATGCGTGTGTCAAGGCGCTGGACACGTATGCAGCGCTTCAGTTCAAGACGCGCAAGATTATCAGTAAATCCAATTATGAGCGGTTTGTAGAACGGCATGATTCTTGGGTAAAGACGACACAGGAGTTTTTGAAGGCGTATTCGACAGAGGAAGGGGAAGAGTTTTCCATCGATAAGTCAGCGATTCCCGAAGAGGATTTGCCTGGTGTGACAATTGTTACACCTACCCGCAATCGTCCCGAATTCATTGAAATCTGTGCAGGCTGCGTAGATTCCCAATGTTATCCGAAAGATAAGTTGGAGTGGATCATTCTGGATGATGGTAAGGATACGTGTGACGAATTTGTGAAACATATTCCGTATGCCCGCCACCTTCTCATGACAGATGGAAATACAATTGCCTACAAGCGTAACCTCGGAGCTCGGATTGCGAAACACGATATCATTGTTCATATGGATGACGATGATATCTATCCTCCCAACAGTATTCTGTTCCGTGTCTCCATGATGTTACGGGCCAAGAAACAGGCTGCCTTCTGCACGACTCTACCATCTTATGATATTACAAACTATACATCCTTTGTCAATGTTCCACCAATGCGTCTGCCGCAGTCTATGCGGGTATCCGAAGCAACGATGTGTTATACCAAAAAGTTCTGGGAAGAAAAGGGCTTCCCCGACGATGTCAAGATTGCCGAGGGTGATTTATTTATTAAGGGCAGGGAGTCGCAATGTATGGAACTATCTCCACAGGAAATTATTGTAAGTCTGGTTCACCCGAAGACCACATCGAGCCGCAGGGTGCCCAAGGGAACTGAGCCGAACGGATGCCATTTTGGATTCACTGAGGATCTGTTCACTATGCTCTCCAAGATCGGAGAGCGTCTAAAGACGGCGACGAGTCATACGGCCTAACTTACGATGTTTCCGCGTTCCCGCCTTTTTTGCCGCCCGCAGTGCGCGAGAAGACAGAGGTTTCGCAGCCTCCTCTGCGGCCTTCTTTGCCAGACGCTCAGCTTCGGTCTTCTCACGAGCAGCCTTCGCCTCTTCCTTCCGAAGCTTATCTAGTCGTACCTTCTCCTTATGTTCAGGGGATGAGAGACGCGCAACCTTTGCTGCCTCCTTGACCGCAGCAGCATGAGCAGCACGATACTTAGCGTCCGCGCGATCCTTCTCCCGGCGTTCGTAGATGGCCTTGTGTTTCAGAGCATCACGCTTATCGTCTAAGAACGTATCCAAACGCCACTGCAGCCACTCAGATTTAGAATCGTAGTCATTTGCGGTTGTCGATACAGACTGCCAAGAACGAGGAAGCGAATGCTTGTCTCCATACTTTTTGAGAAATCCTTCACCGGGATACAGTTCCCCAAACCTGTCTCTGCGAGGCATTAGGAAGTATTATATTGAACCTACATTTTTAGCGGCAGAACATTTGTCCTACCTAAAAAATGTTATGAAGGTCTAGGTGTTTACTCCATCTTCTTCTTCAGCTTCATCAGCTTCTTGGACAGCTTCTTGAACGCGGCAGCGGCCTTGCGAGCAGACT